TATGCGCCGCTGATCGCGGTAGCCCAGGCGCGGATGCCTTGCACCAGGGCGCCGCCGATGATCGGCGCCAGGAAGCGCAGGATCGGCAGCAGGACGTCGCCTAGCATCTTGACCAGCGGGCCCAGCTCGCGCCATACCTGCGCGAACGCGCGCTGCAGCTCGGCGACTACGGGCGCCAGGACGGGCCCGATCACGCGCCATGCCTGCTGTAGCCAGCTCACCAGGCCACGGATCATCGGCACTAGCGTCTGGTTCGCGAAGCTTACTAGGGCGCTGAAGACAGGCATCAGGCCCTTACCGACCTCCGCCGTCACGTTCGCCAGCTGCGCGTCCAGGATGCGCTGCTGGTTCGCCAGGCCTCCGGACGTCCGGGCGAAGTCGCCCTGCGCCGCGCCCGTCTGCTTCAGGATGACGGCCTGCGCCGCTAGCGCCTTCTGCTGCGGCGTCAGCGCCTCCTTCGTCGTCTTGACCAGGCCCATTGCGAGCGCCTGCTGGCGCAGCGTCGCGTCATCCAGCAGGACGCCGAAGCGTCGCAGCGGCTCAGCCTCGCCGCGCAGGCCGGACCCGATCGCCGCTAGTGTCTCCTCGATACTCGCGTTATTGAATGAAGCCATGTCGGCCGCGAGCTTCAGCATCTCGGTCGACATAGCCGCCGACTGATCCTGTGACACGCCCAGCGCGTTGTAGACGTTCGCCAGCTGGCCGGCATAGTCCAGGGCCGCAGCTTCGCTGATCCCGTAGCTGCCGGCAGCCGTCTTCGCGAACGCCAGGACGCTATCGGCCGACTTGCCTAGCAGCACGTTCAGCTTGGACGTCGACTCGCCGATGCTCGACGCTGCCTTGACGGCATCGGTCGCGAACGACAGGACAGCGTCGGCCGCATCCTTCGCGAGCATCGCGACGCCGATGGCGCCGGCTGCCTTGCCTAGCATCCCCAGCTTGCTGTCGATCTTCCCGATGCCGGCCTGGGCCGCCGATACGTCGCTGACCAGCTTCAGGACCAGGGTGCGCTCAGCGCTAGCCATTACGCCGATCCTCGCCTGGCGCAGCGCTCGACGGCCTGTCTAGCGCCTGGGCGTAGGCCTCGCCGATCCAGCCGCGTTCGGCTCGGACGGTCGGATACAGGAAGTATCCAGCGCTCTTGCCTGATCCGCGCCAAGGCGCGAACTGCGACGTATAGCCGCCGCGCTCGGTCGGATGGCCGGCGTAGTACGCGCCGCCGCCGAACTCGGCGCCCAGCGCGTAGGGCGCCGACGACCCGCCCAGGGCGACCGTCGGCTGGTCGCCGCCGCGGGCCCGCAGCGACCGCGCCGCCTTCCGCGTCAGCGGCGACGTCGCCCTGGTGCGCGAGCTCGTCACGATGCGCTCGGCGATGCGCCGGCTAGCCAGCTTCAGCTCGCCGTGCGCGTCAGGCGCGAGCTTCCGCAGCGCGCGCAGGGCCGGCGTCAGGTTCGTGATCGCGATACCAGACTTCTGCGTCGGCACTAGCGCCTCCGTCGCTCGGCCCGCTCGCGGGCCCGCTGCTCGTCTTCCAGAACCTGTCCCATTAGCTCGATCGTCGCGACGTCCAGGCTCAGGACCTCCGCCGGCGACAGCTGCCAGGCGCGAGCTAGTCGGACGGCGACGTCGACGGGCCCGCCGGCACGGTAGGGTCCACGTCGCCCGTCGCGACCTCCGACAGCTCGGCCGACAGCGCATCGACGCCCAGATCCAGCGCCTGATCGAGCGTCGCCGCCGGGTCGGCCCGCAGCCGCAGCTGCCAGAGTGTCGCCGCGTACAGCAGCGCCTTAGACGGCGCCTGGTCCCAGCGATCCATCGGAACGCCGGCGGCCTGTTCGATGGCAGCGACCTCGCGCAGCGTCAGCGACTTCGCCTCGATCATGGAGCCGGCGCGGTCGTGACCATCGTCACGGTGCCGATGATCGGGTACTCAACGTCGACCTCGGCGTAGCTGCCGACCTCGCCGCCGACCTGCGGCCGATAGCTGATCAGCATGGTGCCGGTGAAGTGCGGCTGTGAAGCGCTCGCGGCGTCGTTGCCATACGGCGCGTAGACGAACGCGGCTTCGGACCCGACGTTCTCCCACAGGAACGACGCCAGGCCCGACTCCCATTCCTGCAGGCCACGGATCGAGATTGTCGCGCTATTCGGCGCCGTCGTGACGTAGCTGGTATCGGGACACAGCACGTTGTACGTCTGCTGGTCCCCAGCCTCGTCGGCGATCACGACCTCGGCGACCTCGCAGGCGTAATCCTTCGCGGTCGCTTCCTCGCCGATCGTGAGCTTGATCGTTCGCATAGACAGCGGTGCGCCCATTCGGCCCTCCTAATCGCAGCTGCGGTGAACGTCGACGTCACACGCCGCCGACAGGTACTCGACGCCGCCGACCGGCTGCGTCGGCCCGATCGACTGAACGCCATTCCAGGTCGCGCCTTCCAGGTCCAGGATCGCGGCCCGTGTCGCGTCGCACAGTCGATCCAGGCGGGCGTAACTCGCCTCGACGTCGGCAGCTCGCGGCAGCAGCACCAGGATCGTCAGCTGGTAGCGCTCGACGCCGTAGACGTCGCCGACGCGGTAGGGCGACCGCGGTGTGATCACCAGGGCCGGCGCCGCCGGCGCTTCCGGCGGGTATGCGTAGACGGTCGTCGCCGCCAGGTCGGGCGACGCGCGCAGCTGGCCGGCGACCAGGTCACGCACCAGGTCGGCCATCAGGCGATACCGAAGTCGGCGCGCAGGCCGTGTAGCAGCAGCTCGACCTCCGGCATGACGCTTCGGACGTAGGCCGTTAGGTCGGTGCCGGCCAGCCCGAACGGCACTTCCGGCGCCTTGTAGAACCTGACGGCGACAGCGACCGTCGCCGACCGGACCGCGGCCGATACAGGGATCACGACGACGTCGGTGCCAGCCGGCGGATCGTCGGGTACCTGATCGTCGGCGATGCGCGTAGCGACGTAGTGCGTCGCGGCGATCGTTGCCAGGAAGACGCGCGGATCGTCCGGCGAGCTGCCCAGGACGGCCGCGACGTCGGCCGGGTCGACGTAGCTCGCAGCCCGCGCTTCGGGCGCCTGGTCGACCGGCTCATAGCGCGATGCGTAGCTGTGCGTCCCGCGAACGGTGACGGTCATCGCGACCGGCGGATCGGTCGCCATAAGCGCGCGCAGCTCGCCCAGCGTCAGCCGATGCTCGACGAACGCGGCCGCCTCGAGCTGCAGGACCGGATGGCCGGCGTCGGTCGCCTGGTGCGCGACCAGGACGCTGCCGGCGTCGATCGCGTCGGCCAGGTCGGCCGTCATGTAGTCGGCGCCGCCGGCCGCCTTGACGTGTCCCAGGTTCCCGCCCTCGTCATACCAGGCAGCCCCGCCCAGGGCCCGCAGCGCTGCCGTGTCGGCGATCGTTGCGCCGCCAGGGCCGGCTGTCGCCGCCAGCTCGACGGTGAACGGGTGCGCCTGGCCGTCGCTGAAGTCGACGGCGCCGGCGCTGACTCGGACGAACGACCCGCTGTAGACGTCGACAACGACCGCGCCTTCGGGCACGGCCGCGCCAGCTCCGCCCGGCAGCGGGTCGGACGTCCAGAGCTGATCCAGGCTGCCGCTGCCGGTCGGCCCGACCCATACGACGTTCGCCGCGCCGTTCTGGTCGGCAGCCGCCAGCTCCGCGGCCGTCAGCGGAGGGCGCGGTGCGAGCGCTATAACGCTCGACCCGCCCTCCGCCGGTCGCGGTTCCAGGACCGACGCGCGGCCGTTCGCCTCGACGTAGGCGAGTAGAACGGCCGTGCCGACGGGATAGCTCACGGCGCTACGCGGCCGGGAGTGTGAACTTGACGATCGCCTTCGGGTACAGCGGCGCAATCCAGCTGAACCCGTACAGCGCGGTATCGCGGCCCAGGACGTCGGGCCGGTCGACGGACAGGGTGAACGTGCCTTCCTCGGCGAACGCGACCGCGCCGGACCAGCCGATCGCGAACCCGGTCGTCATCGCCGGAACGATGATCGCCGGGACGCCGTCGATCGTGCCGATAGGCCCGCCCATCTGCGCCGTCGCGTTCGCGTTCGACGGGCCGATGCTCGGATACAGCGACCTGGCCGACGTGTCGCTCTCCTTCGCGTTCAGGAACGCCGCCAGGGCCGCCGGCGACAGCCAGATGCGATCGGGATAGCGCTTGACTTCGGTCAGGACGGTCGTCACAGCCTCGCCGCGGAACGTCGACGGATCGGCCGGGTCGCCCTCGCCGCCATCGGTCGCGCCCGTGAGCGCCGCGCCGACCGCGGCCGCCTCTGTCTCCTGGGCGTAGGCCTCGGCCAGCAGGTCCAGGAACAGCGCGGCGAAGCTCGGCGAGCTGCGCCGGATCAGCTGCCAGGACACGTCGCCGACGCCGGCATACGTCGCCATGTCGAACTCGACCGGCGTCGTCGTGACGGCGCGGCTCGCGACTTCCGTCTTCTCGGTCGTCTGCTTGCCGACGTCGGCCCGCGTGCCCAGCTTCGGCATGATCAGCTTGGTGCCGAACTCTGGCGCCGGGATGCGCCGGATCGAGCCGATGAACGGCCGCGACGCGTCGATAATCCCGATCAGCTCGGTGCGGTAGGCCGGCGGAACGACGCCGGCATTGCCTGTCACCAGGTTATCGGCGACGGTGCGCTCGATCAGCTCGCGCTGCGCGCCGACGTCGCCGGACATGGCGCCCAGGGCGAGCTGCGCCCACTCGCCGCGATGCAGCGTCAGCTCGCGCTCGACGGCTGCCGGAACCTCGGCCCGCTGCGTCAGCAGCTCGGCCATGCGATCCAGGCGCGCCATGACGGCTGCCTGGTCGATCGTCGGCACGGGCGCCGGCGTCGTCGTGTCTTCCATTGTCTCGACCTCCGTATCTGCGCCGCGGACGGCGACGACCTCGGCGCCCGGATAGGCGCCCCGTTCCAGGATCGCGACGCGGCGCAGGTCGACGGCCTGGCGCACCAGGGCGCCGCGCGCCTTCCGCGTCTTCTGCGGGATGAACGCAACCGACACGTCGCGCAGGACGCCTTCGCGTACCAGCGTCACCAGCTCGTCGCCGGCCGGCACCGGCGCGATGCGCGCCGTCAGGTATGCCGCGTCGGATCGCTGATCGAGCGCCAGGCCACGACCGACCAGCGGGCCGCCGTGACGCTGCGCCTCGATCGTGACGCGGGTCGGGTCGACGCCGTCGAACGCGCCGCGGGCGAAGCTCTCGCGGCCCTGCGGCGTATCGGTCACGACGTCCCAGGGCACCAGGCGCAGCTCGACGGTGCGGCCGTCGCCCTCCGCGTCCTCGCGCACCAGGACAGCGTCGACGTTCGTTCGCTGCAGCTCATCGGTCATGTCGGCGTAGCTCCTTGCTCCTTGACGGCCGGCGCCGGCGCACCGTTCGGCGCCAGGCCTTCCCAGGCGCGGACCTCGTCGGGCGTCAGGACGCCGGATGCGATCCCGACCTGGTAGACAGCGAAGCGCTCGGCGACCTGTGATCGCTGCAGCTCGCCCAGGGCGAAGCGCACCGTCTGCGTTCGCGGCAGCAGGTCGCCCATTGTCTGCTCGATCGGCACCAGGTACAGCGGCGCGATCGTCCCGCGCACCAGCTCCGTCAGCAGCGTCGACACGTTGCTGTAGGTGATCGCCGACCCGTGTTGGTCGATCAGCAGCAGCGCGGCCGGGATGCCCAGCAGCCGCGCGACGACGCGGGCGCCATGCTCGCGGCTCTCTAGCAGCTGGGCCCGCTGCGGGTCGACGGTCGGGAAGTCGGCGTCCAGTCCTCCGCCCAGGACGGCCGGCTCAGGCGCCGGCCCGCGGTGCGCGTCCATCCATCGCGTCTTGATCCGCTCTGCCTCGTCGCCGGACAGGTTCGCGGCCGTCTTCAGCACGACGGACGGGATGCCGGATGACGCGTACCAGTCGGCCGCGAAGCTCTCGGCCGCCGCAATGGCGGCCAGGGCCCCCAGCCCGGCCGCCAGCGGCGACTCGCCTAGCAGCTGGCCGGGTCGACGGTCGATAGCCACGTGCCACAGCTCGCGGCCGATCGTCAGGTCCCGACCGCGCCAGGTGTAGACGGGATCGGTGCGCCGGCTGTCCCAGGACACGATCACTTCGCCAGGGTCCAGGACGCGGACCTCGGTAGGCCAGCCGTCGAAGTCGGACGCGGCCCGCCACAGATACGCGTTCCCTGTCGTCAGCAGCGACCAGGTCACTTGCGCGAGCCAGTCGGCCCGCGTCAGGCGCGGATCGGGTCGCCGGATGACGGCCGGCTGGTCGATCATCGGCAGGCCGTCGCGCCAGGCTTCCGGCACGAACTGGCCGACCATCGACGCGATCAGGCTGCAGCCGCGTCGGACGGCCGGGATCGTCAGGGCGCGCTCGACGGTCATGCTCGCGGCGTCGGCGCGCGCTGCCGTGATCGCCGCTAGCCGCGCTTCCAGCAGGCCGGCCGAAGACGTCACGGGCGTCACGACGGTCGTCGGCTCGGCGCGTCCCAGCAGCGTATCGAGTAGGCCCACGGCGCATACTATGCGGCCGCGCCGGCTAGTTATGCAACCCTCGAGGCTACCAGACGGTCGGGCGCAGCTCGACCTCGCCTGGACGCGTCAGCCCGTAGAGCGCCAGGGCCGCCGCAACGATCGCGTCGATATGCCCTGACGATCGCCGGCGCGACAGCCGCCAGCCGTCGCCCATGGGCGACCGCGCCGACGCGCGTAGGCTCATCGCCAGGACGTCATCGCCGCTGTGCGACAGCTCGCCGCCGTGCGCCAGCGCGTCCAGCGCCATCGACGCGCCGGCGAGCTGACGCTGATCGAGCGCCTGCAGCTTCCAGTCGACGGCCGCGCTGACGCTCTCTAGGTGCGACGCCGCCGACGCTCGGCCGTCATAGACGACCAGGTCCGGCGACCAGGCCTCGATCGCGTCGCGCAGCATTGCCAGCAGCTCCGCGGGCCCGACCCGCTCGCGGCCCTCGCGCAACGCGTCGACCTCGCCGGCGATCGCGACGTGCGCGACGTCCAGGCCCTCGACGTAGCCGGCGACGGTCGCGGTGCAGCGCTGCCAGGACGGCACGACGTCGACGGCGACGACGACCCGCCGCGCCGTGTCGATCCGCGCATCCGGCCGCGCCAGGCTGCGCCACAGGGCCGCGCTCATCCAGTCCGTCGCGCTGTCGGCCGGCAGGTTCAGGCGCTCGCGCCGGAAGTCGGACGACGACGTCGACGCCAGCTCGACGCGGATAGCCGCCTCGCTGATCAGGCCCTCGGCCATCGCCGGATTAGCCGCGCGCCAGGCCGCCGGGTCGTCGGCAGCTGCGTTCTCGTCCGGCGCGTACCAGGTCATCGCGAACCCGTCGGCCGGCGCGCGGCCCTCGATCACTCCGCGGCCGCGGTCCAGCCACTCGTTCAGCAGGACGCTCGACGCGTCGCCGGCCGACGTAATGCCCAGGATCAGCGGGCGCGGCCGCGTCACGATCGTCGGCAGCAGCGCGGCCCACAGGCCCGTAGTGCGCTGCAGCCCGACCTCATCGAAGACGCCCAGGTCGATACTGACGCCGCGCAGGTTATCGCGCGCCTGCCGGCTCGCGACGTCATAGAGCCGGCCGTCCTGCGATCGGATGCCGGCGTATGCCGTGACGTGGAGCCCAGGTCGGCCGTCCAGGTCGGCAGCGACGGCATGGTACAGATGCGTCGCCTGCTTCCGATCGAACGCGATCCCGTAGACGGTGCGCCAGTCCAGCGGGTGCGGATCAGCTTCCATCGCCCAGCCGATCAGCGCCCGACACAGCGACGTCTTCCCGTTCTGCCGGCCCGCGGCGATCAGCGCCAGGCGCGCGATCAGGGCGCCGTCAGCGTCACAGGCCAGCGCATGAGCTAGCGCATCGACCTGCCAGTCCAGCAGCTGCAGGCCGTAGGCCTTCCGGGCGTGACGCTCGACCTGCAGGGCCCAGGTATGCGTCGCTTCCGCCGGCAGCGGCGTCTGCCAGCGCGGGTCGACGCTCGATCGGCGATCGGGCAGCAGGTCCGGGCGCGCTCGGCGACGTCTAGGGCGAACGGGTGCCGGACCCGGCGTTTGCCT